TCTAGATTCACAACTGAGGGAATATACTATTCCTATGGGACATCGTTTGTTCCAGATCGTTCAGCATAATTGGCTGCCGTACGATCAGGTTATTTTGGTAGATTCTCCTGCTGATCTCCCTTCTGCCCACGATAATCGTGGAGGTGGTGGATTTGGATCTACAGGCAATTAACATTTACAAAATAAGCCTCTTTAGCATAGTAGTATTGCGTCTGTCTTGTAGTCACTGACTAGTGAACAGAAGGTCGCGTGTTCGATTCACGCAGGAGGCACATTCGGCGGTTCAAACGAGATCCCGAATGAGCCACAGGGAAATGGCATCATGTACGACTGCTCCCCAGTATGCAGTGTACAAAGATTGTCCAAAACCAAATATCATCCCTAGAATGAGGACGATAGAGCGCAGGAAAGTGTTGAGAATCGGGTTCGCGGTCGGCCAGAGCAGGACGTTCATTTATCAAAGAAAACGAAATTATAAAGGGTAAGTGAGTGGGTGAGTATAACAATGTGGAAGGATATTGACGGGTTTGAAGGAAGGTATCGTGTGAGTGATACTGGTGATATAATGAATGTTAAAAAGAATACTTTACTTACTTTGAAGGTTGATCGTGATGGATATAATCAGATAGGACTAAGAAAGTTGGGTGACAGGAAGAAGTACTGGTTTTCAGTACATCGTCTTGTGGCTATTGCATTTTGTGAAAAGCCGGAGAACTGGCAAGAATTACAAATAGACCATATAGACCGAAATAAACAGAACAATGTTGTCCCCAATTTGCGATGGGTTACTTTGCAAGAAAATATGGATAATAGGAGAGATACTTGCTGGTCAAGAAACATTACGACTGGTGAACTTCATATCACTGGATATAAAAGTGGTGGATTCATGCTAAGGATTAACAAACACGATCTTAAATATAGGTCTTGGCACAACACCCTTGAAGATGCTATTCGTACACGGGACGCGGTCAAGAATTGATGGTCGCACCCACTTGCAGAATAATCCCAAAAATATTTTTTCTTGCTGTAGAGCATAAACTCAATATGGGCGGTGAATAGTCACGCTGCCAAGAGTGGTACGAAAAGGTACTGCTAGTTCGTAGACACATTGGAGCAACACTGTCAAATTGCGGGAAAGTCTCGTCAGGTTGTAGCTACCGTCCTATCCTTGAAAGAGAGATATACGGACACCCCAGGGAAACTTGGTGGGTATGGTAAAAATGCTACAAATAGAGATAATCCGCAGCCAAGTCCTAAAGTTTCAGAAGAAACCATGGATGCAGTTCAGAGACTGAATGGCAGTGGGGGATAAAACCCTTAAGATACAGTCCGACCACTCCGAGAGGAGACTTTCAAGAGGAATTATAGTGTGTTGTCTACCATGCTATAAGGAGAGCTTGAAACTGGGAGGTAGCTATACGCTACTTCCCAGGGATATTCGGGACTAATGCAGCTCGTCAGCTACGGCGCGCAGGATATTTACATCTCGGGCAACCCCCAGATTACGTTCTGGAAGATTCTGTACAAGCGCCACACGAACTTCGCCGTAGAGTCCATTGAGGTTACCTTCAACGGCCAGGCGGACTTCAACAAGCGCGTAACGGCCGTCATCAACCGTAACGCCGACCTGATGTACAAGACGTACATCCAGGTTGTACTCCCCCAGATTGACCTGACGGGTACCCAGGGCTTCCGCTGGCTCAACTACATCGGCCACCGCCTGATTAACCAGGTTGAGCTGGAGATCGGTGGTCAGCGCATTGACCGCCAGTACGGTGACTGGATGCAGATCTGGACGCAGCTGTCCACGGATGCCGGTAACATCGCCGTACTAGACTCCATGCTCGGCAACACGCACGACCTTGTACTCACCAAGCGCGGCACGGGCCTGGCGCAGGACGCGACCTGCTCTGCCTCAGAGACGACCATCTCTTGCGTCCCCCGCTCCGGCACGCCCGCCAAGACGCTCTACATCCCCCTCCAGTTCTGGTTCTGCCGCAACCCGGGTGTCGCTATCCCGCTCATTGCGCTCCAGTACCACGAGGTCCGCATCAACGTTGACTTTGAGACGTGGCAGAACTGCATCTACGCCGAGTCCACCGTAGGTGTTCCCTCAACGTCCGGCCCGGGTGTTGCCCAGTCGCTGGCCGCCGCCTCTATCTACGTTGACTATGTCTACCTGGACACGGAGGAGCGCCGCCGCTTCGCCCAGCAGTCCCACGAGTACCTCATTGAGCAGGTACAGTACACGGGTGCTGAGTCTATCACGTCCTCGTCCAACAAGGTCCAGCTGAACTTTAACCACCCCGTCAAGGAGCTACAGTGGGTCGTCCAGCGCGACTCGTTTGTTGACTGCTCAACGGCTGCCTGGCTCGCGTCAGTTGGCGGTGCGCAGCCCTTCAACTACTCCGATGACTTCTCAACGGACGGCATGATCACGTCGCTGCTAGCGCAGGCGTCGGGTTCTTCGATCACTGGACAGGCCACTTACACGGCGTCGGCTCAGCTGGCTACGGCTGTACTGGGCCAGGGTGCGTCAGAGGCTGCGTCCCTCATCGGTGCGGACACCCAGGACCTTGCTGGCGTTGCGGAGTTCGACTCGGGCGTCAACTACCTGCTCGCGAAGGTCATCCTTGCCTCCAACGTGCGCTGCGAGGGCAAGAACCCCGTGGAGGTTGCCAAGCTGCAGCTCAACGGCCAGGACCGCTTCACGGAGCGTGAGGGCGCCTACTTCGACAAGGTCCAGCCTTACCAGCACCACAGCCGCTCGCCGTCCACGGGCATCAACGTTTACTCGTTCGCCCTGCGCCCCGAGGAACACCAGCCTTCCGGAACGTGCAACTTCTCGCGCATTGACAAGGCCACGCTCCAGCTCACGGTCTCGCTCAACACGGTTGTCGGCACCCGCACGGCGCAGGTACGCGTCTACGCGCTCAACTACAACGTCCTCCGCGTCATGTCCGGCATGGGTGGCCTCGCGTACAGCAACTAAGCGTGAAACTAAGACATATCGTAATCGCAATTCTAAGGGCTTAAAAACCCACAATTGAGTTTCAAGACTGAACTTCAATTGTGGTATAAAAATAATGTTCACGCTACGTGATTGGCAGCGCAATCCTAAACATAAACCAAACCTTATTATCAACGCATCTGCCATTGACGGATCTGATTCTCCCCAAAAGTTCCCTATTGGATTATGTTATCACTATGTTGCACTTAAACACCTAGAGACACAACTAGGTGATCATAAAAATATAGTTTTTTGTGGAATTCGCGAATCTACCGATACAAATAGGCGCCGAAAAACGTTAAACAGATCAACTATTCTGCGTACATTATCATCTAACGGTATTGAAAACACAGTTCTTCCGCATTCCGAGTACTTTACTACCTTACCAAACTACAAATTTGTTATAAGTCCTGAAGGGAACGGTGTAGATTGTCATCGGCATTACGAAGCACTTATGGCTGGATGTATTCCCATAGTAGAAGACAGCGAACATATTAGAGCAGTGTACGGTAATTGTCCAATACTGTACACAACTGACTACTCAGAAATCAATTCAGAATACCTTGATAAAAAGTACTCTGAAATGATTGATAAAACATACGACTTTTCACGACTGTTTGTGTCGTCGTATTCTCCAGAACTACAAAGTGAAATTAAAAGGAACAGTTCTTTTTGGACTATTCCAGTTCTCCAACAAAAGATTCGGTGGGGTTTGAATGCTTCTTGTGTAAGATAACGCACTGTTTATGGATATCTAATATGTCTTTTTCCAAAAGATGTTTATCTCGGTTTGCTGCAACGTTTACTATAAGTGATGTTTTAAACATATATCTCATCACATTCTTCCAAAATATTTGTGATTGTAAAGATGGAGAATTTATGGTATAGAATAAGACCATATATGTCATGGTGTAATCGTATCCTCTAAACTTATCAGAATTTGTTACCATATACTGAATATACTTGTCTAATAATGTCATCATACATTGAAAAACTGGACTTCCAGTCTTGTAAAGCGCTACACCATTCAAATGAAGACGGTTACAGTAATCTGATACGTCATGATCTATTGAGATGAACTCCCCATCGTATGTACTTCCAGATACTAAAAAGTATTCTACAGAGACGTAACTCTTAGTTTTTTCAAACCAGTTAGGGAATAGTTTACAATCAGTTTCTAATAAAAGCGTAGTGTTGTATTTTTTACATACTTCCATAGCTTTCATAAACAGTATATTAGGACCACTTATTAATCCGTATGGAGGAATTGGCTTTCCTACAAAAGAGTTATAATTCCATACATTAATGTATATATCATCGTCTGGATGAATATCTATATTGATAAGATTTACTGACTTGAATATGTTTGTAACCATGTCTAATAAAATGGGTTCGTGATTTGAGTTATTTGTGAAAATATTTAAATCAAGATCGTTTATCGGAGTTGTTTCGCTGATATTTTTTAATAATTTTGTCAATGATCCTTCGTTTATTTCGC